TTCTTGTTATTCGGTGTGGGCGTCAACATTGCGGGCCGAATTCGCCTTAGCGGCCTCTCGCGATGCGGCAGCGGCTTCGCGAAGTGCAGCAATCATTTGCTGAGTTTCGGATTGGCTGATTAGTCCAGTTGAGCGGGCCGCACTAATTTCCGCCTCAGTCGTCATCTGCTTGCCGAACACGAGGTTATTGACGCCGGCAAATGACTGGTCGATGTAGTTGCCGATTCCTCGCAACATGCCGCCCTGATTGGCCCGCTCTTGAATTGTTTCGCGAATGCGTTTTCTCTCTGATTCAAACGCGCCGTATTGGTCTTGCGTTCGCGCTTTTTCCTGCGCGAGTTCCTGCTCTTTCAGCGACTCCTGGCCAGACCCAAACGTCCCTAGCGCTGACAGTTCTCCTGCTGCCAGGTTGCTCGCCTTGAAAGACTCCCTGCTGGCGCGGGCGGCCGCTAACGCTTCGGGAGAGAATACCGCCTTGTACATTTTCCGCTGGTCGGCCGTCCTCTCACCTGGCTTCATCCCAGCAACGCTCAACGCCTCTGCGCCGCCTTCGGCTTGCGCAGCTACAACTGCGTAATCAAGTGCGGTTTCTCCACTGATTCCCGTGTTGCGTTTCAGTCGCTCGATTTGCTTCTGAACTTTTGGCCCGCTGAATAAGTCCGCTTTGCCTCTTAGCTGTTGCTTTAGCCCCACGGTGATATTGGCCACGTCTTTTGCGCTGACGTTTTCGCCGACAATATCAGCAACATCAGCGGCCAGTCCACCAGCCTTTGCTAGGTCAATTCCAGTTGGCCCCAGCTTGGCAATCTCCGTGCTTACCGCCATCGTTCGTTGATCTGACAGCGTTTCCCCAGACTGCATCACGCCGCCAATCGTGGCCATTGCCTGAGCCGGTGTTGCTCCGCTCTGGCTCTTAGCCCATTTGGATATTTCTGGACCTAGTTGAAGCTTTCCAGATTCCGCAAGCGTCCGAACGATGCTCGTCGAAAGTTCGGTATGCCCCTGAATTATTTCATCTATCCTTTGGTTCCAGTGCCCGTAAGCGTTCGTGACCGCACCAACGGCAGCGCCAACTCCAAGCAACCCGGTTGCCATCTGCGCAAATCCAGTGGTAGCCTCATGCAGGTTGGCGAGCGAGATTCCGGCCACAGTTTTTTTGGGCTGCATATCCTGCAACCGCTTCATTCCCTGCGCCCATCGGTCATTCTGTGTCTTGAGCCGGTCCATTCCCGAAGACCAACTATCGGTTGTTTGCTTGCTCTCTTTCGATTGCTGATTGAGCTTGCGGATTTCCTCTCGCGCAGACGCGAGCCCCTTCGTGAGCTTATCCAGCTCCTTTTGGGCTACTGCTGTATTCGCACTGAAATCTAGCTTGGCTTCCGCCATAACAACCTCAAGTCGCCACGGCTGGGGCGGTAACTGGGCATGAGTCCGGCGAGCCAGGCGCAGCACTCGTCATGCTTTTTTTTTGCGCCATGCCGTCAACGGTGGATACCAAAACTCCCGTCAGCGTTTCGCTGTCGATGACCCTCAAGACGTTGTGCAGGTTCCGGTCATAGCGGTAGTTGATAGCCAGGGCACGAATGGCAAGCTGCAGCGCACGTTCGTAATCCGGTTGCACGCCATCGAATACCCACTTGGCGGTTTCCGCAGTCTCATCCCAATAGGCTTGGTACAGAGGCTTGATTGGCTCAATAAGTCGCCCGGTTGCATCCCAAATCAAATCACGCGGGAGTGATGTTTGACCGTCAGGTGCGCGGATGATTGGCACGTTCCACTGATTGCCATCAGCCAGCGTTACGGAATATCCGTCGTATTGCCTCTTGCGGGCCAGCTCCTCCGGCTTCGGCAACTCCGCCGTATCAACCCCAATCCACAGCAGCGAGCCGTCACCAACCGGAGTCCACGATTGTTCGGATGGTCGATACTCAGCCCGCCGTGGGATGCCTCCCGTTGGCGTCTGAAAGTACATGAGGCAGCCGGGACGGTTTTCGGGGCCACGTCCAGGTAGCTCCCACAGCGGTTGCTCGACCATCGGCACATCCGCGAAGACTTCCGACAGGCCACGCTCTTTGAGAACCTGACGGCGCAGGCCAACGTCTTTGGCAGCTTCCTCGCGTAGGTCGGGCAGGAAAAATAGGGGTTGCGCCACTCTATGCCTTCGCTTCCGCAAGTGACTGTTGCTTATTCGCCGCCGCCGCTTCGGCATCGACGATGCTGGCCGCGTGTGCGCGGGAAATTCCGTGCTGCTTCCGCAGCGCCTCGATTCTGGCTTCACGGCTTCCGGCTTCTGCGGAACGCTCGGCAGGCTTTATATCGACACTATCAAGCGGGTTCGCTTTTTCTTTGCTCATTGCTGCTCCTAGCTAATCGCACTAGCCGTATCCACGGCAATCGGTTCTGCGGTTGACGACGCACCGGCCAGCGTCACACGCACCGTCACCATCGACGGGTCATTGTTTCCGCCTGTCGCTTCGTCAACCTGAATCATGCCCGTGTCGGCCGTGAACTTGATATGGCCCGATGTTCCGTCAGCAACTCGCCCGGTGCTGGATACCTTGCGGAGATAGGCGACGACTCCCGAAACGGCAGTCCCCGCGATTCCGTAGGTTTGCCAGCTATGCGTGGTCGTGCGGAACGTGAGGACCGGCGAATAGAACTGGCAGGCACAGAACGTGGGATAAAGCTCGCCGTCAGCGCCCAACACCAACAGCTGCCGCCCGAAGTCGAGCGTCATATCTTGCACGCCAGGGACAACGGACGAATTCAGGGAGATTGGACCGGCAACGTAGTGGGTGGCACTGGTTGGAGTACCAGACAGCGCCACAGAGCCGGCCGGGACTAGCGGGGCATTGGAGCCGTCGTAAGTGGTGCCGATGATGCAGGACGCTACCGCCTCGCTCTGGTGGCCTGCGGTGATCTGTGACAGCGACAGGTAAGCCTGCGACATTCGGAACCGGATATGCGATGTGGTCGCGTCCGCCACGCGCCGGCCGAGGTCGCTAAACGACTTGAACAGGAGGTCGGTATTTGCACCCGATAAATCGGCGATGCTCGTCAGTGCCCCGGTCAGGTCGAGAATCGTCTTGATCTGCGTCGTCTCAAACGAGACTTCGGGCTGCGCGCTAATCGGACCTGTAAATACTGGAAACGGCAGGCCAGCAGACTGGGCAATCAGGTTTTGAATACCAGTCGTCGCGCGAACGCTCTGGATCTGCGAGATAAACGTAGAGCTATTGAGAATGCCGTGCAGGGCATGGGCGGTTGAGATTGCCATCGGTTACTCCGTTGTTTTGGTGCCGCGATACGACGTAATGCCGGCTCGAATTTCCTGGGTTAACACCTTCGCCAGGACTTCGCGTTCGTCGCCGCGCACGGTGGTTAGTTCCTTCACCTTGTCCGGCTGCCGTCGCGAGTAATCAACGAACGTCCCGCCCTTGCCGTCCCTGCGATTGCGAAATCCTGCACCGAGCTTCGCGTTCATGTAGGCAGGTCCGTGCAGGATGACGGTGGCGCGAGTCGGGAACCCTCTCACGACATATTGCGATTGCACAGCCCGCTTCATGTAGCCGGTTAGCTGCAACGGTTCGTCATTGTCTAGCCTGCGAAGATGCGTATAGATTTCGCTACGCTTCAGGCCCAGTGAGCGCAAGTTGCCGACGTTTGTTCCGTGCTTCCGCAAGAGATAGGCTTGCGACCGCATTTCGTAGCCGTAGCGGTTGGCGGCTCCCGGCTCGAAATGCCGAGGCAGCATATTCAGCACCCAGTAAAGCCCAATCGCTCGATAGGCTGCGCGCGTAATCGTTCGCCAGGCGTCACGCACAACGTCTAGCGGGCGATTCTCGACTAGCTTTCCGCGTAGGAGTATCACTAGAAGCAGCTCCATTCGACGCTGTAGCCGACTTCCCAGATGGCTACGGTTGAGCCTTCGTCTTTCGGGTGCGTTCTGCTGGGCGGGTCCGTGATGGTCGTCAGTAAGCGATAGCCGGGGCCGTAGTATTCGCTGACAGCCTGAGCCAACTGGCCATGCCAATTGTTAAACCGGCGCTCCTCGCCTTCGTTGTCCTCGCTCAACTCCATCGGATAGCCAAGGTGCAGAAACACGGTCCCCTTTGGAATCTGCGTTCCATCGGATAGTCGGTCCCATCGCGTCCCCGGCTGCTCAAAGACGACCGCAAACGCTTGGTCAACTTCCTGCTCTGGTGGACGATAGAAGCTCTTGAAGATGCGGGTGCGGGCCTCGTCTTCGCTGGTAGCATTCACGGCTGACTGAAACACCGCATGGCCAGCGATAATTCCGGCCACTTGTTCGATGGCAAGCGTGGTGCAGTCAACGGCGGTTTCGGTTGTCATCGGCGGTTGCCCCCGATTTCAAATCGCCGCTTGCGGTCAAATCGCAGAACCCAAGCTGTAGTGCTGACTTCACGCTTGACGCCAGAAAACGAAAACTTGTCGTCACTGCCTTCGCGGGTAATCGCTTCCCCAATCTTGGGAGCGCCAATTCCGCCGTAGGTCGCGTCGTTATCGTCGCGCATCACTAGGACGTTGATAACGTCCATTGAGTCAACCGATGCCGCCACGTCTTGGAGGTCGGCATCTTGCTCGACTGCGGCCGTTACGGTCCTACTGTCAGAATCTTTTGGATAGAACGTACACTGCTCGCCCATTAAGCTGAGCAGCGTTTCATCCATAGACTGAAAATAGGCATCGTATTGGGCCGGCATTGCTTACACATTCGCTTGTTCGTGCAGCACGTAGCAGGTCGTGTTAGCGCCGCCGCCGCCGTTAGCAACGATCTTGCCGAGCAAGCAGTTGCTATTGGTGACGGTGGTTGCCTTGTTCGTGGAAGCATCCCAGAACGTGATTGCGCCAGTCGCGGCGTTGTTCAAGTTCACGAACGCATAGATGCCACCCATGACAGCCAGTGCGCCGAGGGTGTTGTTCACGATGGGACGGTGGCAGATACCCAAAAGACCAGCCGCACCGGTCGTGCTGTTGGTTGTTGCCGCAGAAATCACAACCACATCACCAACGGCGACATTGCCGCTCGCTGGCGTGTAGTCAACCATCTCGGGGCAGCCGCTACGGAAAGTCGAGTGGGCCATGTGCTATACCTCCAAAGGAATTAGGGCCGGCGGTTTAACCACGGCCAGTGTGTTAGTTAGCGAAATGATCTCTGCGCCGCTATTCACAAACGCATCGACGGCTTCGGTCACGCCACGGTCTGTCGGCCGGTGGTAGTCGTGAAAGGCAATCAGGCCGTTTGGCGAGAGAACGCGCAGGCATTTCTCAATGTCGCGTTCAACCGCCTCACGTTGATGTGAGCCGTCGATGAAGCAGAAGTCGTATTCGGCAAGCGGCAATTCCGAATCGGGGTCGCACGTCTCAACCTTGGATTCAACGCCGTGGCGCTTGACCATTTCCGTGAACACTTTTAAGGTGTCCTGCGGTTCGGTCGTGTCGCGTCCGTCGAAATAATCGACTGCGGTTACGTGTTCGGCCGTGCGGGCCATGCAAACGGTCGAGCGTCCGCAATAGCTGCCAATCTCCAAGACACGCTTGCCGCTCGCCAGTTGCGCGAGCTGCTTGCCTTCGTCGGGAGACAGCCAACCGGGAACATCATGCGGGAAGGCGTTTGGTACTGGGCTCTTAACGACGCACTCCATGTCAACCGGATACTGACCCCAGACGTGGCTGTTGAGATAATCAATCTCGCCGCGGTGCTGGACAGCAATCTTGCGGGTGGCCCCAATCTTCAAGCCGTGTTCGTGCATGAGCCGAGACAAATACCAGTCTTCCGACTCGTTCTCATAGCTGTACTGATTGGAACCGCGATCAAATACGATGCGGTCGTTAATCTCGAAATGGAATTGGCGGCACAACTCCTGATTCCATTTCATCACCCAGCAGCCGGTGTTGAGCAGCAATGGCTTTCCGCCCAGGTCATCGCTGGTGAACGTCTCTGGCAATTCGTAGAGGTCGTGCATCGTCAGCCGGCATTCGGTTCGCCAGTTGTTGCCGTCCTTATGAACGGCCGTGCTGGTGAGCCCTCGCTGGTCTTTTATGGGCACAACCACGCTGAGAACATCGAGCTGTTTGGCTTCGAGTTCGTCAATCAACTTGTCGAGCCAGAATTTCCCTGGCCCGATGTCGTCGTGAAGCATCGCGAAGTAATCGAGACGCCCGCCAGAGTGAACGATATTGAGAGCCTTGCACCACAGCGAGTTGAAGTTCGCCGCCAGTAAGCTGCCTCTGGCGGTGTTGTCGCGGGTCAGGTGCGTGTCATCTTCGCAGGCGCACCAATAGCCCTCGCCGGCTTCGGCTGTTTGCTTGCCATAGCCGGGCATCCCAAGGAATATCCGGCGATCGTGTTTGGTGGTGGTCATTTACTTGCCGGTGATCTCGGGGTCTTTGGAGACGGCCTTGACGTTTCCGGCTTGCTCAAACAGCGCGACGTATTTTTTAGATAGCCACGCTGCGGCTTTGTCTGGGATTTCCACAACCGCCCCGAGCGTGCATTTGCTGGCGTCAATCGTGCATTCACAGGCACGGCCAGCCGCTTGCGCGTCGTCGGTTCCAAGGTTCTGCAAAAAGCGAACTTTCATTTCAGTTCTCCGATGACAAGGTGAACTACCCGCCCGGCCTCACCTTGTCGGGAGAGGCGCGGGACGGGCAGCATTTATTGATTACGAAGCGCCGCCGTCTGCATGGACGCCTGCGCGATACTCTTGGCGCTTAACGCCAACATCCGAGTAGCCACGCATTTGCACGCCCAGGACATTGAAGTCAGCGTCAGCCGTTTCCACGGTCGGCTCGACTTTGCCATTCAGCGCGGCAATCGCGATAACGGGCAGTTCATTCGGGTCAGCCAACATCCACCACGCGGTAGATGTACTACCCGTATAGCTGCTGTTGCTGATGTAAGGCGAAGACAGAACCGTAAAGCGGTCCCGCCAGATATTGCCGTCACCCTTCGTCGCGCTCTCGCCAGTGACTATCCGCTCGCTGGTCATCAGCGTTTGGGCGGCCGCCTTCAGTGCCGTGGGCACAAGCAAAATCTTCGGCTCCAATCCAAGCGGCGTACCGTCCGGGTTGGTCTGGTTCATGAAAATAGTCTCGGTGGCAGCCAAACCACCAAGCGTCATGTCAGCAATTGCCGTGTTGATATTTGCGTTACCAGCGGCAAAGAAACTATCCGTAACCAGCCGCAAAAATTCCGTCCACCCAATGTGATTGAGAAGCTTCATGGCTCCGTTGCCCAGCTTCATCGGCACATCGGTTAGGCACGACTGGTCATCGTTGATGATGTCCTGCCGCGTGATGGCCAGCATCTTCGCGTAGGTGTCGGCCTTGTTGGTGTATGTGATCTCGCCCAGCGTGCCATGCTTAATCGCCCCGTCGTTTCCAACCTGCTCGTAGCGAAGCGAGTCGGTCAGGCTGACGGTCGTGATGGTCTTGAAGTCGCGGACGTTCTGGATCTTGGCGATCTTCATGAACGTCTGATCCACCATGTTCCAGCCACGCATGATGAACTTATTCGCGGTGTTGCTGAGGATCGTGGAGATATCCAAAGCACTGAAACCGGCCGCCCGAATCTGCCGCCGATCCTGCATCCCGAACGCGGCCCGCTGCACATCCAGCGTCACGTCCATGTTGCCGTCGTTGTAGCCGTTGGCTTGTGCGGCTAGCAGGAACAACTGCTTGAGCCCCAGGCGGCCCTTGAAGCGATCATGTGCAGCCTGCAATGTCTGATCGTCGTATCCGGCGTCCTCCAGGTCGGGCAGACGACCCGATTGGCAGATTGCCGCTTCGAGAATCCGGTTATTGAGGCGGGAGTCTTTGCGGGTGCTGAAAACGGTGTGCGCCGGGGGAAGGGCAGCTTCGAGCAATTCCAGGCGGAACTTCTCAATCGTCCACTTGGCGTCGATGGCGGATTGCGCCAATTCCTGAATCGCCTTGATGTCGTAAGGCCGCTTGTCGCAAGCGCCGAGGGCGATATCCGTAATCGCTTCCACGCGATCGGCTTCGGCCTGCTTGGCTTCAATGCCGTCATCCAGCTTCAGCCGCTTTTTTGGGACGATAGGCTGCGTCCCCCGGTAGTTGGCTTCAATCGTGGCGGCCATGTCTTCGCTCATGTGGTCGAAGTCCACGACGCCCTTGTAGATCTTCTCGGCCCACGCAAGTACTTCCGGCTTCAATTCCATAACCTTCTCCTTGTTGGAAGCGGCAGAAGCCGCGATGGTTGCAGTTGTGTTGTCGTCAGCGCCGTGGCTAACAAAGCCAAAGCCTTTGAGAGTTCCAACGACGTGATAGAACGGGCCTTCCTGCTCTTGGCCGTTGATCGTTACCGTTTTGCCGGCCTTAACTTCCTTGACCGTTCGCGGATTGACTTCGAGGCTCGATTGCCACTGATAGCCGGCCAACGCACTGTCAATCACTTCATCGCGGGCAGCAGTCTTGGCCGTCGCGGTTCCGCTAGCCACAAGCGTTCGTCCATCGTTGGCAACCGAGAAATTGCCGACGCGCTTCGTCTGGTCGTGGTCGAGATTGGCTACCAGCACCTTCGATTCGCTGAGCGCCGAAAGATCGACGACAACCGGCATATCCCAGCCGTTGATGTTGAGCTTTCCGCCCGTGTAGAACGTGCTGATGAATTTCGCTGGGCCTTTTGCGGCACCCTCGCCTTCGCCTGCGGTGATAGTGACCGGGGCGGAGATTGCGAATAGTTGCTTAGTTGCCATTGGCGTGCGCTCCGTTAGCGTGGCCGTTTGATTTCAGATAGCCAGCACTGCGGCGAGAGAGGGCAGCAAGTGCGGATTCGACAGCAGCCTGAATTGCTTTGTCTTGCGGCTGCTGTAACTGCTGCGCTGGCGGATAGATTGAATCGAGCTGACGCTTCTTGAGGTCTTCGATGGTGATTCCGAAGTAGTTGGCTTCAGCCTGCGCGTCGTCTTCTGCGTCCCGACCAGCTTCTGACTTCAATTGTGGAATGCTCGCTTGCCCGCTTTCCAACTTCGTGCGGTTGGCATTGGCCTCAGCTTCAACATCGGCCACGCGGTGCTTCGGCCAGTCCCAAAGATGGAGGCGAGCGCCGCTGCTGACGGCGAACGGGTCGCCGCCAAGCCAGCCGAATCGAACGATGGCAAGATCAAACCAAACGTCAAACAGCGGGTCGAGAACTAAGTCGTTTGCGTCTTCGCGGTCAACATCCAGTGAGCTGTAATAAGTCTGATGGTCAAGACGACCAGAGGCGTAGTTATAGCTCGACGAATCGCACGCCGCCTTGTTGTATGGCATCGACTTCGGGCGGGCCTGCTCGTTGATAATCGCCTTGTGAAACTCGGCGTAGTTCGCGTTTGGCTGCTCTGCCTTCGGCTGGAACACGTCATAACCAACCGGCAGCGCGGTCATCATCCGCTTGCTGATTTCCTGTTGGCTGAAATCCGTGGCGTACTGAAGCTCCTCAGAATCCGGCTGGAACTGGGTCTTCAGGAAAATCGTGAAGTCGGCGATAGTCTCGGCGGCCGCCAGAACGGCTTCGCGCCATCGCCGCGCGGCAGCACCAAGATTGAGAGTGCTTGTGCATTCAGGAACGGCCCGATGCTGGCCAGGTCGCCGCATCTTGAACCAATGCAACACGCGGTCAGCCGGCACTCGCTCCGGCGTCATATCAAAGCGAATCCCGTTAGATGTTCCAGGGTGCTCTTTGAGGATGTCGTACCAGACCGGATTGCCGAATTCGTCGAACTTAATGCCGTCGATGTATCCCGGCTCTCCGAACGGCAAGTAAGGCGTCTGGACCTGCTCGGGTTCATAGAGCGTCAAGTCGAGCTTGATTGCGTGGCGAATGCCAGGGTTGCGGCGCATCACACCAAACGGCTCGCCGTCCTGATGCTTGCAGTGGGCCATGCACCAGAACTTTCGGCGGAACTGAACCGCCTTGCACCACAGCGACCACTGCAGCTCAACCATCTTGTTGAAGCCATCCGATCCAGTCTGCATTTGCAGGGAGGGACCGACACCAACAAGGTCAGTAGCGTAGGTCTGGGCGATGCCGTCGCTATAGCCATTGCTCCCGACTTCGTAGCGGGAGCGTTGAATTAGACTGTGGCGAACTTCGCGGGAGTGCGCGGAGTCGGCGTCAAAGGCGTCGGCGTTAGCCCAGATATTTTGGTATTCAGTGGATGTGCGGGCGGCATCGTAGCTGGCGCGAAGATTGGCGTAGCGACTTTCCAGCATCGCGATAACGCGAGACTGGATTTCCTTTTTCTTCGTAGCTGGAATCTTGCTTTCACCAAACCAGCCGCGAACAGTATTGGCTATCGCTTTTAGCATTATCCGCACCCCGGTGGCACGAGGCGGGAAATGAGAAGGCCGCGCTTGGAGGTTCCTGATGCGACTTGAGCAGCGACGTGATTGGCGGCGTCGATCTGGTCGGCCAGCGAGTTCTGTTGAACTTCGCGATTGCCGAACCGAACACGGTTAGGCTGCTGCGCGTTGTCCACGATCGCGTCGTTGAGGGCGTCGATTTCGGCTTGAGTCGGCATCAGTCAGCAGGCAAAAGAAAATGGGAGCGCGCGTCTTGAACGCGGCTCCCAAAAGCCTGCGACTGTTTGGGCAGTTTGTTGGCGGGTAATTAGTCCGCCTACGGCCCCCGGTTATCCGCGCTCAAGGCGAGGCTCCCCGAATCTCTAAAAGCTATTCATGCAGATTCCCGAATAAGTGTCAAATTAGGCTGTCCAGAACTGGACGGTATATCGCCCTCGCCGATCTCATACAGAATCACCGACTCAACTTTCGTCTTGGCTTTGAAAGACTTTTTGCACACACGACAGACGACGTTTTGAAACTTAACGCTATCGCTGTCACCTCGCTTCGTGCCGTTCACAAACATTCCAGCGCCGCAGTACGGGCACGACGCAGCCGGCTTGCCAGCGATTTGCTTTGGCTCGCTATCACTGGCTTCGCTCGCCATCTGCTGAAGTGTTTTGCGGGGCTTCATGCCTTCTTGAATTCCTTGGGAGGATCCGGCATAAGGTCGTCAACAATTCCAGACCAACCACACGAGCACCAGCACTGGTTGTCGTCTTTCATGTCTGGACTGACGACGATGCCAAGTGTCGTTACCTCAACCGGATGCTCCCAGCACTTAGGGCAAACGCGGTGAAGGTTGCGGTACATCTCGCGCAGTTCCACATCAGCGATTGGGCGAACGCCAATGATTTGAATGTGGTTCACTTCTTCACCGTGTATCCGTTTGCCTTCAGCAACTCAATTGCCGCCTCAATCTCTTGCTCGTGTTCCAGCTTGTTCATCGCATCGCAGTAGTCGTGCATCTGCTTGACGGTCAGATCGACTCCAAGCTGCTGAGATAGCGACTTGCGGCAGGTTTCCTGAACTATCGACTCAAGTGTCATATCCCCATCCCCACAACAGAATCCGTGAATGAATCATGCGGCAACTTGTCCAGCTCATTGCCATGCGAAATGAACAGCGGCTTGCGATCCAATCGTCGATACGCTTCCTCGGCAAGTTCGCGAGTTGAGTAAGCGCCGTATATTTCGTCGTAGTCGTACACGATAAAAACTGTCACCTCGCCACCTCCCACGCCTTTCGCCCCGCACCACTCAGCGACCCCGCATAATAACCCTGCATTGGTACGCGAAACTCCTGCTCGAACCGCTTGCGAAAGACAATAAATAACATCGAGTTGTTCGGGATGCTGCCAGCCTGTGCAAGCTCGCCAATCTGGTCGCGTGATTCGACGCGAATAATCTGACGCGACTTCGTTTCGTGAATCGCCACCATCGCAACTTCGTAGCAATTCGCCATCGCGAGATCGTAGAACAGCGTCGGCTGTAGGCAGTAGAACCCGTGGTCAACCCAGCCCACGAACGGCGCGTCGTGAATCATCCAGCCGCCTAGCTCGCAGTGGTCGTGAATCGTCTTGAAGACCTGGCCGATGTTGAAAATGTGTTCGGCGGTTCCGTGGTTGATTACTACGTCGAATTGTTCGCCAAGGTCGATGGCGGAGTTTAGGTCGAGACGCAGGGACGATGGCGTGCCGTGGCAGTCGATGGCCACATGCTTACCGGGCGCGAAGTGTCGCCAGTAGAATGCCTTGGCGACAGTAAATAGATTCCCCGTCCTCCGGGCTCTGTCCAACAGTTCAACGGTCAGGCAGTCATGTTCTTCTCGGCCATTCAGTATCACAGCCGGGTCAACATCCCCGTACCAATTCGCCTCGCCAATCTCCAGCAGCGTAGAGCCGCGTGGAATCGGAAGGCTTTTGAGGAGTTCGTAGTGGGTGGCGGTTATGGCCATTTAGGTGTATTCCGATTGCTCTGCTTCGTGGTTCTCGCGAGCCAATTTGTCTGCCAATAAATCGCGGACCTGCTCCTCGGCTTTAGCAAGTCGAAATTCGAGCGATTTGATTCTCTCGACCAATGGCTCTATCAACTGATTCAAAAGTCCTTCGTTCATCCTCTCGCTTCCTTTGCCATTTCGGCTAGTGATTTACGTTGCCTCGGTTCAGTCTTACCCGACACCATCTTTGCCGCCGTGGACGCATAGCGAAGTGCATCGCGGTAGTCATTCGGAATGGATGTGTCTAGCACCGTCCAGCTTTCGCGGGTGTGGTTGGTGCGGTCCTCGGATTCGATAGCGCCCTCGTTTAGCAACTGCCTCAAAAAGTCTTCCTGCGATTCGAGGCTATCGGTGAACAGCGTCAGCCCGCCCGGCCCGACTGGCGATAGCTTGTGAAGCTGCTGCTCAATCCAGTCTTGCGAAGTTATCGTATCGACAAGGGCGAGCATCGACCCAGGCGATGCGCTGTCTTTGCCTAGCTGCGATTTCTTATAAAGGCTTCCCAGTGCGGTTGATGATCCACGGCACGGCATGGCCTTGATGCCAAGCGTCTTGCAGGTTTTAACGAGGTCGTGTATTCCCTTGGGTCGATAGCCTGAGTCAATCAGCGTGAAGTGAACAGGAATCGGCAGTACCGGAACTGGCCTTTGAATTGGCAGAACGTACCCGCGCTGCAGGACGACCAGCAATTCTTCCTCTGTATCGCACGTTCCGTAGTCCAGCACATGCCCGCGACTTTCCAAATCCCAAGCCGTAATCACGAATACGAAATGGTCAACCTGCTTATCCACGCCCGCAGTTAGCACCGTGAACCCAGTCGGCACAATGCCGCGCTCAATGTCTCGGCACATGAGGCGACTCCCAAGCTGCTCCCATGTGGTTTGGTTCTTCCGAATCTCCCAAGTCTCGGCGAGCCACTGATTGACGAAGTTACGCAGGTTCTGCTGATTCTTCTGGCAGTCCACCCACTCGGCGGCGATGTCACCCCAGGACAGAGACAAGGCGTAGAGGCTACTGAGTTGGCAACCGTAGTCTCGCCCGTCTCTCGCGGGGGTTCCGGTAATCCAATTCGCTTGAGAAAATCCGGATTGGAAAGAAGGTTGTTCAATAATTGCTCGTTGTGCTTTTTCATCATCGACTCCGCATCCTTCTGGAACCCACACACCGCTCCGCATCATTGGCCCGCGATGCTCGTCACGCAACTCCGCCTTGCAATGCTCGCACACATACCGGGCCGTGCGTCGTGCAGTGTCTTTATCGCTCTTGCCGGCTTCGTTCTTATCCCAATTCAGTTGGGCCATCTTGAGCGTCTGGTATCGCCAGCACTTGGGACATGGAACCCAGTATTGGC